GTTAGCTATGCAAGCTAACCCATCGGCATTTCGACTTGAAGCTGCCGCGCTTCACACTGGATTGGAAATCCATCTCCTCTGGCTTTATAATTAAAGCAAAAGGATCTGGAGTCCACTCTCCGGATAAGCTTCCTCTTCGAGAATCGTCTCTAGAGTCGCCCAATAGTCCAGCTTCGAGATAGGAATTAATCCTACCCCATTGCAGAACTTCAGGTAACTCTGATAGACCCTCAAGAAGGATCTTATTGTCACTCCTATCGAGCCCTTCTCTCTCACACTCGTGATTGTTTGGAACGGTTCCTTGTCTGGCCATGGCATCTTCACGAATTCCTCCAATGGAATTTCTTCCAAAGGGTGAATATCGAGAATACTCCATGTCAGACGTTTGGAAACCTTTCCTGTCACGCATGTGTTGAGTTGTGCCCCATTTGAGTAGGCATGCTCGTTCATTTCCATCGATACTGTCCTTTCTTTTTAGTGGATAGTATTGCAGCCGCTTCTGTTTGAAGCACTGCAACTCCGCATTCCAATGCAGATTTGTAGTGAACATCAAACTTAAGTGGTATAGACCTGGTCCAGGAATTCTGGACCTGGGTATGGTATGACGAACAACGGAGCGTACCAGATTACGGATTTTCTGAGCTATGTGCCATTGACCTCTGAGGTAAAACTCATCGGCTTTAGCATTCCAGCTCATAATATCCTCTGGTAGCCAGTTTCGTGCGCTGTCTGGTGGAACTCTTCTGGCGTAAACGGGTCTAACCGAAACGCCATTGTAGTAATCCGCACCACAAGATTCTCGGAATAGTGAATTCCAAAAACTCTTGTTGACATTAACTTTGAGAGCATAGCTCTCGAGGTAACGCACGACCGTTTCCGCGTAATCCGTGGGAACAATTATATCGTCCCCGTAGATATCAATCGATCGAGAATACTTTTTGATCGATTGAGAACTCGGACGTACACTGTCGACCATATGCATTGCTGCTAAGACAAGTGTGTAAAACACACAAGCTTCTACGGGAAAGCATAAAGCTGACCCTTGGGAAGCATATTTTGTCAAAACAACGTTGCGGTCGTCAGGTAACGTAGCATGTAAAGAACGCGCATCCTCCAAATAATGGAGAAGGCCTGAGGTCTTAAAGATGCGTTGAACTAGATGCAAATGCACCCGGTCTGAAGCATCTTTCAGGTCCAGCGTAGCGGCTCGTCTATCTTTACTGCTAGTGTAAGCGCGTTTCTGATTCACACTCTGATCCGTAAATCGGATTGAATTGCAAGTCAGGCTATGTTCCTCCAACGTCTTATACATGTAGTCCTTTACGGACTGTTGCATGTACATCACGTGTGAAGGCTCTATAGCAATAACG